ACTTACTATGATGCTGATAAAAAGAAAGTATGCACCAAAGCAGTATCACCTTATGACCTTTTCTTTGAGAAAGGTGCTACAAGTTTGGAAGAAAGTGATTGGGTTGTTGTTCGTTCCTTTGTCAAAAAGTCTGCTCTTATTGCTGCTTACCCAGACAAAAGAAAACAAATAGAAAACCTTGCTTCTTCTTCTGGTGATTTCACAACAACCAAAGATGGTGAAACCGCTTCTTATTCAGTTCCTCCTAATAGAGTTGAAATGTTTGAAGCATACTGGAAAGATGGTCGTTATGCCGTTCTAACCAATGAGTTTTATCTATTCAAGGGTGAATACCCAGAAGGTTGTTTCCCAGTTCAGCACATTCGCTATACAGAAATACCAAATCGTCTATGGGGCATTGGTCTAATTCAACCACTCATTGACTTACAAAATTCATACAATAAGTTCCGTAATCAAATACTTGATAATGTCGAACTTATGTCTAACCCAAAATGGTTGATACCAAAAACTTCTGGTGTATCAGCACAAGCAATTACCAATACAGCGGGTGAAAAGGTTTATTATAACCCTGCTGGTGGTAAACCAGAACAAGTAGCGGGCGAACCTATTCCTGCTTATGTATTAGACAACATCCAAAGAGTTCAAGCAGAAATGATGGATGTTTCAGGTATTCACTCTGTATCTGTTGGTAAGAGAGCAGTAGGTGTTGTATCTGGTAAAGGTATTGAAGCACTACAACAAGGTGATGCTTCACAACTACAACTAACTCAACAAAGCATAGAACAAGCAGTAAAGAAAATGGCAGAGTGTGTTCTTGTTATGATGAAGAACTATTACTCAGAACCTACATTTATGAGAATGTTAGATACTGCTGGTGGTGCTGTATTCCAAGAAATAAAAGATACTGACATTGTTGATTACCCAGAAGTCTTTATTGAAGCAAACTCACTATTCCGTAGTGAATTACCAGATAGAGATGCTAAGGTTCTTGAGATGTTACAACTTGGTCTAATCCCACCACAAGAAGCATTGAAGGAACTATCCTTCAAGACTGGTGGTATGACAAGTATGCTAAACAAAATGGCATCTACAAGCGAAGCAAAGAAACTTATTGAGGCAATCAAACAGGGCGCTCAAGTTGAAATCTACAACACAGATGATGTTGAAACCTTTGGTAAAGTATTTGGAGACTACATCAAGACTGATGAGTTTATGTCTCTACCAATGCCTATCCAAGACTACATCAGCGATGTATTCAACTCTATGGCATCCTACGGACAACCTCCAGAAGCACTGGATAAACTAAAGAGAAACAAAATCTTCCCAATAGAAGTTGAAAGCACTATGGAAGCAGACAATGTAGTAAATGCTCTACAATCTCCAACAGGACAACTACAACAATTAGCGTCGTTGGGTATGGATAGAATGGAGCAAGCAGGCGAAAGAGGTGTAAGAGAACTTACAAAAGCAGCAATAAAACCACCCGTTAGTGATGATGGAATAAGTAACTATGGTAGACCTGGGGTAAACCCAAGAATGGGCGGAGTTGGAGGATAATAAATGACTATTCAGCAAATAGCAAGATTATTTAGACAGTATGTAGATGAACCAAATAAGACCTTCCTAACTGATGATGATGTTAGGTTGTATCTACAAATTGCATACGACCAGTTCAGAGAAATAGCAACACAAATAGACCCAAAGACTTTTGCCGAACAACTTGCTGACTTACCTCTACAAAATAATACTACTATTGACCTAACTCTTTCTCCAATAGTTGCGGGTGGAACAAATAGTATTTTAGGTTCAGCAGCATTTACAGCGGGTAGAGGTATGCTTCACTTGACTGATGTTGTAAAAACCTCTGTTCTTGGCGACCTATCAACCATTACAGAAATAATGAGAGCAGCGGGTTCATACAATGACCTTTATGTTCCAGACTTATTAGCAGCATCAACCTATTATTTTCAGAAAGATAAACTATTTCTATCTGATGAATTAGGCGGTGTTTATTTGACTATTTTAGGTGTCAAACAACAAAACCCTACTCTATGGTCCAACCTTGCTTCTACAGCATTTCCAGATGACTTAGTGTTGTATCACGACCTCATTGCTTTATTAGCATACAGAAACTATGCTGTTAGAGATGGAGCATTAGCACCAGCAGCGGAAGCACAACTTGCTAAAAGAACAGCAGAGTTTATGGAATACATCCAATTCGGCAGAGCGATAAGAGCAAATAATAGAGTTCTGGTAGAAGACCACGATGTTTATTACTACTAAGAGGAATGATAAATGGCGAATACAGAACAAGCAGAAGTTATGCCCGTTGGTATTACCTACACTGAACCAGAACGAGGTTCATTTGTCAAAAATTGCTACAACCTTCCACCTAATACTTGGCAAGTAAGAGAAGGGTTTGGTCGTGTTTACGCACACAATACATCATACAACCTTATCAGTGATAGTGATGCAATAACACCTGTAAATGTTGGTTATGTCAAACAGTTAGGTTCTTGTTCTTTCACAACTTCCTACGGTCATAAACAAATACTATCATTATTTATTGCTTCAGTATCTTCTCTAAATAGAGATGGTAGTGATGACCTAACTACTACAACCAATGTTTATACCACAACTAAACAAGATGTAGTAGCAGACCATTCATTCCAGTATGTTGTCTCAATTTATGACATAACCACCAATAGACATTACGAGCAAATCATAGGTGGTAAAACAAGTGAAGTTGAAGACATAATTCCTATGGAACAACAATACGGTTTCTACGATAGAGACTTAGTAAAGCAAACCCATACAAAAGTATTTCCAATAAATCCAGAAGTAGATGACCCTTTCTATTTTGCTGAACTAAATTCACCTACAGTTGGTGATGTTATTTATTTCGGAACAACTCAATTAGGTCTTTATGCTTATCGTCCAATCATCTTTGATGCTCCCCCAGATACACAAGTAGAAACAACATTCTTAGGAGCATTTACCTATACCCTTGGTGGTATGATTGGTAGAAATGGTTGGAGTGAAACAGGTTTCATTGAGAAATGTTCTGCGGGTCAAGGTCTATTAGCAGGAGGGTTTACTTATCTAAACCAAAGTGAGTTTCCAACTCCAATAGACATTACAGCAATAAACAATCGTATTGCTATGGCACAAGGTAGAAATGTTTATTTCAGTGATACATTCAATGGTTCTGCCATTATTGCTGACAACATTTTAGCAATACCAAGTGATAAACCAATTACAGCATTATCTGAAATAAATGGTGTTTTGCTTATCTTCACAAGTAGCGAAACATTTATGTATCAACCATCAGTTGGAACAGAAATACAAACAAGCGGTAGAACAATAAAACTAAACTCCAACTTTGGTTGTTTCAATAGTCAGTCAAAAATAAAGGTAGAAAATAAACTCTATTTTGCTGATGACACAGGCATCTACATTTCTACAGGAACAGAAATAGCAGACATTTCTGACCCTATTCGTCCTTTATTCCGTCGCTTTATTGAAGACCCATTATCATACTACAATAGAACAAATGACTTTGGTTATTCTAATTTGACGCTTCCACAACCTGAAATTTTCTATGATTGGAAGAGACTAAAAGGAATTCACTTTGCAAAGAACCCTCTAAACAGTTTGGTATTCTTGGCATTACCAGAACAGAAACTTGCTTGGGTAATAGATAAGGACCAGATGTTTAGTATTTGGTCTTGGGAAACAATAAATACAATAGAAAACCAAGAGACAGAAGAATACGACTTCCAAGAAGTTTCATTATTAGAAGATGATTTTCGTTTGGTAGACAACGGAGATGACTTATTTATAGTCAACCTTGAAAGACAACCAGTAGCAAAAGGTTGTTTTCCAGTAAGAGAACTGGGTGTTGATTTCCGTATGAATAACATCTACAAATGGAAAGTAGCAATAGGTGTTGACTTCAGCATTTCATACCACGAAGATAAGAAAGTCTATCCTAACTCAATGAGAGTATTGGTAAACCCTCCAGCAGCAAAGAGGTTTCAGTTCGTTATTGGTAAACCAGTTGCTATTTATGATGGTTTCACAACTGACTTCGGTAATGTGTATGGACCAGAAGAAGCAATACTACCAAACACTCCTTTCTATTTAGTTCCATTTGGTATTTCAGCAATAGACTTTGAAGCAATTCAAGAGTTCAACTTTGAAATAACATTTGATGATACTTGTTGGGAAGTTTTGACAAGACCAAATGCTCCAGAAGCAGCATACGTTGACGTTATTTTCCCACCCAATCGTCTAAGCACAACTCCACAGAACTTTGGTTTCGGTGGTCCACTTGCTGGAACAAACACAATTCGTCTACAAGCACCTGGAATTCTTCAAATTGACTATGATGCTTCAGTATCTCCAACTTATTTTGGTAATTATCTGAATGTTCTCAATCAAGTCCAACTATTATTCTGGGTTCCATTTAGACAAAAGTCAGTTCCTGCTGATGAAAACTCAACATTAGGTATTGGTTGGGGTTGTCCTCTATCATTAGTAAATGGTGTTGCTAATCAATGTGTTGTAGCAGCAACAGAGTTTGGTTCAGCAGAAAGAGATTACGGTCAACAAGAAGTAGAAGAAATAGGTTTCCGTAATGGTTCTCAACCTATCGAATGGGTATTACAGACACAAGGACAACAAGGAGAGAAGGGAGAAATAATAAAAGCAAGAGGTGGTTATTTACAGGTTTATTCAAATGGACCTTTCCAAAATAGAACCAACCTTGATGTTCCTCCATACTTCAACTATGTCTCTGATAGAGGTCTAATCAACGTTATGGTTTCCAGCGACTACAATAACTATCAAGGTCAAATTGTAGACTGGACTTATGACCCACCCTCAATAAGAGATGGTTTCATAGCGGATACAGATAATGCTGGTTTACCAAGACAAAACATAGGTCTTGTAGATGTTATTGACATTTCTCAGGGTGAGTTTTCTACAACTGCTGGTGGCAATCAACCAAAAGTATTCAATAATGGTTTTGCTACTTATGCTAATCTAAACCCACCTGTAGGAAGAAATGTAGAAGGAACCATCCTAATTGATGGCGAAGATACATACAACACAAGTTTCTCAACATCAACAAAGGGAACAACTTTCTTTATTACTTTGTATGGATACTGCCAATCATTCGCTACAAAACTATTTATCAATAAGTTCAACTCTGCTTTCCGCGTTATGAGTGATGCTCGCAGAAGATGGAAACACGATAGAGGAGCGCAATAATGCCTGTTATTCGTTTTCAAAATAGCGGTCAGACAACGAATACAACTTCTCAGCAAGTATCAAAACCTATTGATAATAAGAATGTAGAGGTATTAGTTGACAACACTCTACAACTCGACCAAAAAATAAGAACCATTTTAGGCATCTCAAATAACATAGTTCAAAATCAGAATGAAATTATTGAGGACAATAAGAACTATTTACTATCATCAAATGTTATTACGATTGAAAACATAACAAAAGTAACTGACCTACCTTGTGTAGTTCAAGGTTCTAACTATCCTATTGTTAGACCTAAAACAAATACAATAGTAATAACAAATAGTCCAACACCTATTATTTTTGAGAACATAGAGTTCTTTAGCACAAATGATGAACCAATAATAAAGATACAAAACAATAGTAAAGTATTATTCAAGAACTGTATTTTTAGGAAAACAAATACATCACAAACATCAGTAGGTAATTATGTTTCTGTTATTGCTGGTTGTAATGTATCCTTTGTAGGTTGTTGGTTTATGGGAACTCAAACTGCTGGTAATGCAATAAACAATACTGGTATTCCTGCTAATGTTTCTGTAAATGGTGGGTTCAATACAACAAACGTAGTTCACTTGAATACAACAATTTTTGGAGAACAATCATAATGGCAGCAAATCCAAATAGAAAAATAACTGAAGAACAATTTGTAGAAGGTTCCACTATTGACGGAACAAGAATAGATAAAGCATTCAGCGATACTTATTCATTACTAAACTCTGTTCCAAAAGCAAACCTAAAACAAATGTATGTTCCCAGAACTTATTATTCTGGTTGGCAAGCAGCAAGGTTTGAAGGAATAAATCCCGCCTTTGTTCCAAACGATGATTGTTTTCCTCTCAATGGTTTCTTCTCTCTATACAACTCTTTTAGCAGAGACGTTCAAGGTAATACTGGAGCAAGAACAACAGTCAATAATGATTGGAGATGGAAGGGAACTCAAATAGGAAAGTTTGCTTCAGACAACATAGGCAATTCTTATTATACAAACGCACAACCAGCAAACTCAATAGATGGTTTGGAATACAACTATTCAGATGTAGTTGGTAGAACTTGGAGTTTGTATTTAGAAAAACCTTGTATTATTACTGACATAGCAATCATACTTGAAAGAGATAATTACACAGGACTTTATAACGAAATACCAATTGGTGGTGAAGAAGAAATACCTTATTCAAGAGAAGAGATTGCTGACTTTTCATTACTATGGTGGGGAGAATGTTTTCTCGATAGTGTATTCAATGCTGACGATAAAAGAAAAGGTAGTGTATTATGGAGACGAGTTGAGAAAGACAACATCCGTCCAGAGGAAAGTTCTGCTATTCCTCAGACAGATAGAAGGGCAAATGGTATGTTGCCTCGCGACCCTACAAGTATTGTAAACTGGGTTGCTGATAGAAGTAATAGAATTCCAAGTCAGGACTTTCTACCAAACAATTATCAAACATCACCAGTTTTTCCTTCTCTTTCTGCTGTAAGTAATCATCCAGTTTATTCTTCTTGGTGGGATAAAAATCTAAACATTCCAGTTCCACAACAAAGCAGAATTCACTTTGGTTTTGGTTTTGCTGTAAATGCCAATAACGAAGAGTATGGCGCAGAAAACTATGGAGACTTTTCACCATTCAAATGGGATTATAAATTCCATCAAGGTTACAGATACAACATTTCAGTAGGTTTTTTGGAACTTGTGGAGAAATAACAAATGGCAAAAATAAATAAAACAAACCTTTCAAGAGGAGCAAAACTTTCTTCTCAACACATAGAAAGTAATCTAACTCCTATTGAAGACTTATTTGTTGATAATAAGTTAGACAGAGCAAATCTTGCTGAAACAAAGGTTCCGTTCTATACGAACTTTTATTTTACTGCTTTTGCTCCAAACTCAATGGGACTAACTGACGAACAAAAGATAAATGGAACTGATGGCAATCTTGTATTCCCAATACCTCTAATTCCAACACAAGACCACTTTTCTCCAGAAGGTAGACTAACAACTTCAACACCAGTTTATTTATTGGATAGTGTTTCTATTTCTTTCGACCAAAGAGGTGAAGGTGCGGCAATGACAAATGCCGAAGTAAACCCACCATTAGGAACAATCAATACAAAACGCTGGAAGATAAACTACGAAATAGCAAAAGAACAAGACGTTCAATTATCACTAATACAGAAAGACTTCAAAATTCTAAACCAAACAAATGAATACCCAAACAACTCTATCTTCACTACAACCATACCAGCAACAATAGCGTTTGCTGGGTCGGAAAATAGGGTAGAAAACCCGTATTACATCTTTGGCATCAACAAGCAGATAAACCCTTACAAGAGTTATTATCTGGCATTCAACTTCACCAATCTATTCTATGGTATTCCAGATGAACCCGTAGACCCTCGTTGGTGGATAAGTAACCTTATTATCAGTTTCAAGTTCTATACAATCTTAGATACTTATGAAGAGCAAACAGATAATACAATAAATAAATCACAAGCAAATGCTACTGATAGTATTTTGTCTTATGTTCCCAACCTATCTCCTCCTCTTCCGTATAGCACCATTACAGCAGAAACTGCTACTGGTCTACAAACAAACCTAAATAAAATAGATGAACTTGTGGAAGAGAAACTAACAACTGGTTATTCAGATAAGTTTGGAACTTTTGGTTCAGTAGAAGAAACAAGTCTAATGAATAGACAGGCAATTGATACTCCTGCTGTTTATGACATTAT